GCGCCCGGCAGGATCAGGGCAGCGTGGTGACGGCGGAGATTTTCGACAACCTGCGCTTCGCCACCCAGGTGCAGGGCCAGATCCGGCTGTCGCTGGCTGAGCAGTACATCAGCCTGCCCAAGGTGGTGCGGATCACGGGCGAGCGCGGGCAGTTCGAGTGGGCGCGGATCAACCAGCCGGAGCAGCAGCCGGATGGCACGGTGCGCTACGTGAACGACATCACGGCGCGCTCAGCCGATTACATCGTGGATGAACAGTCCTACAGCCGCAGCTGGCGCGAGGCCATGTTCAACACCCTGATGGACCTCTTGGGCAAGATAGCCCAGGTGGCGCCGCAGGCCGCGCTCCAACTGCTGGACATCGCTTTCGAGTTCAGCGACGTGCCGGGCAAGGCTGAATTCGTGGGCCGCATCCGCAAGATCATCGGCTACATCCCCGAGGACTTGAGCAAGCTCACCCCGGAGGAACGCAAGAAGGTGGAAGACCAGCTTCAGCAGCAGGCGGCGGCTGGCCAGCTTCAGGCGCAGGCCGCCGATCTGGAAATGAAGGAGAAGCAGGCCAACATCGCCAAGATCGCGGCGCAGGCCGAGCAGGCCCTGGCCACGGCGGAGAAGGCGCACGCCGAGGCGGCGGCGCTGGCGCAGCAGAGCAACGACCTGATGCAGCAGCTTCTTGCTGGCTTTCAGGAACTTCAACAGGCCGTGGTCGCGGCCATCCCCGCACCGCAATAGGAGAGCAGCATGCCGAGCACGAAACGCAAGTCCAGCCGGGTCATGGGCATCATGCCGGCCTCAGAACGCGACTGGCAGGCGGAGTCCGATCTGGACACCCTCCTGCGGGCACGTCAAATCCGGCAGGACAAGAAGCGCTTTGCCGCTGCGCAGCGCGTCGCCGACGAACGGCTGAAGGGCCTGGCGTCGGTCAGCGGCGAGGGCGACGGCGACTAAGCCGGATTTCAACCACAACTGGCCGCTGACGCGGCCTTTTTCATTTTGGAGTGTCAATGACCACTCGGAACGACAATCATGGATTCAGCGAGGCTGAGCTGGCCGGACTTGGCCCGGAGGAACGCGCTGCGCTCGGTATTGGTGCTGGCGCTGACGACGACGACGAGGCCGATGGCCTGCGCGCCATCGCTTCGGGCGATGACTCCGCCGCCGGTGCTGGCGATGCCGATGAAGCTGACGACGCGGACGACGCTGACGGCGGTGCTGATGGGGACGGAGCGGCTGATGATGAGGGCGGCGCTGATAGGGCTGATGATGGCGCCGGCGATGACGATCCCGCTGCGGGCGCTGAAGGAGCCGCTGCCGGCGCTGACGCTGATGGGGCCGGAAGCGGCGATGGGGCGGATGGAGCCGCTTCCGGTGCCGGCAAGGGTGAGGGTGCCGCGGGCACTGCCGCTGCGGACGAGGGCACGCCGTTTGTACCGCAGTACACCGCAGCCATGCCCGAGAACTATGCGGCGCGGATTGCCGAGCTAGACGGTGAGTTCACAACGGCCACCGAGGAATTCAGGGCGAACAACATCACCCTGGACGAAATGCTGGAGCGGCACGCCAAGATCGACCGGGAGCGCCGCGACCTCGACAACCAGAAGCTGAAAGCCGAGATTTCCACCGAGTATCGGCAGCAGACCGCCGCGCAGCTCTGGCAGCGCGATATCAGCATGTTCATGGCGCGGGCGAAGCGCGAGGACGGCATCGACTACGCCATCTACGATGGCTGCCCGGCGAAGAATCATGCCTTGTCCGCCGCCTGGGATGCCGAAGTGAAGCGCCTGGCCAACGATCCCAAGAACGCGGACAAGGACAACCAATGGTTCTTGGAGACCGCGCACTCGAATGTTCGGGAGGCGTTTAACGTCCAGCCGGGCGGCGTCAAGGACGCTCAAGGCGACAAGGGCAAGAAGAATGCCGCGCAGCAGCGCCGGCCCAAGCTGAATGACGTGCCGCGTACCCTGGCGCACACGCCGCCTGCCGGCACTGGCGGCGTGACCGGCAAGGAAGGCGAGTTCGACCATCTGGACGGCTTGGATGGCCTGGCCTTGGAGAACGCCGTGGCCGCGATGACGCCGGCGCAGCAGGAACGTTACGCGCGGGCGTAGGTCAATGTCGGAGCGTCGCACATTTTCGGTTGACATCAAGGTCGGCGAAAGCATCAGCGTCGACCGCGGCCGGGTGGTGCTGACGGTGGTGGAAAAGAGCGGCCAGCGAGCAAGGCTGGCGATCGATGCGGAGAAAACGGTACCCGTCAATAAAGTAGAGCTGAATCTCAAGGCAGGAGTGGAGCAGGCCCGCAAGGGCGTCCTCTCCCGCTGAGAAACCCCCGCTTCGGCGAGTCACAATTTGCGGCGCGCAGGAAGTGCGCCTTGTCCAACAAGGAGCACTTCCATGAAGACCATTGTCGGTCTGAATGACGCGAAAGCGGTAAAGAAATTCTCCGCCTTTCTGGCGGTGGACGTGGGGCGCAAGTCCTACTTCAACAAGAAGTTCATGGGGGTGGGCGAGGAAGCCCAAACCCCGCTCCAGATGCTTCCCCATCTGGAAAGCGACAGCGGTGAGCAAATCTCCTACGACCTCTGCATGCAGCTCAAGATGCAGCCGATCGAAGGCGATAACACGCTGGAAGGCAAAGAAGAAGACCTGAAGTTCTACACCGACCAGGTGTACATCGATCAGGCCCGAGGCGGCGTGAACACCGGCGGCCGGATGACGCGGAAACGCACCATCCACGACCTCCGCAAGATCGCCCGGGTGCGCCAGTCCGAGTGGTGGGCGCGGCTGTTCGACGAACTCATTTTCATGTACCTGAGCGGGGCGCGTGGGGTCAATTCCGACTTCATCTACCCGACCACGTACACCGGGTTCGCTAACAACGCCTTCGTCGCGCCGGACTCGCAGCACATCCTGTACGCGGGCGCAGCCACGTCCAAGGCCTCACTGGCGAACACGGACTTCTTCGACCTGACCATCATCGACCGGGCGGTGGCGCGCGCCGAGACGATGGGCGGTGGCACGACCGGCATTCCGGCCATCGAGCCCATCATGATCGACGGTGAGGAACACTACGTCGTCGTGATGCACCCCTGGCAGGAATTTAAGGTGCGGACCAGCACCAGCACAGGCCAGTGGCTGGACATCCAGAAGGCGGCGGCGGCCTCCGAGGCCCGCAATAACCCGATCTTCAAGGGTGGCCTGGGCATGTACAACGACGTTGTGCTGCATAAGCACAAGGCTGTGATCCGTTTCGGCGACTACGGTGCGGGTGCCAACCTCGCTGCCGCACGCGCGCTGTTCATGGGCCGCCAAGCCGGTGTCGTGGCCTTCGGTTCGCCGGGGACCGGCCTGCGCTTCGACTGGCACGAGGAAAGTCAGGACCGTGGCAACCAGGCGGTGATCACGACCTCCAGCATCTTCGGGGTCAAGAAAACCGCGTTCACCATCAACGGGACCAGCTACGACTTCGGGACCATCGCGCTGGATTCCTTCATCAAGGACCCCGGCTAATCGGCAAGGCCCGCGCTGTTCGGCGGGCCGAACTGGTTTTACATCCTTCTAGGAGCGCTTCAACATGCCTGTCAATACGCAGTCGGACTACATCACCGGCATCAAGTCCATGCCGGTGTGCAAGGGGTCGGAAACTCTCTCCCACCGGGTGGAAATCACGCCCGGCGCGGCGGGGCTGGCCGACGTGCTGGAAATGATGTACCTGCCGGAAGACCACGTGCCCGTGGACTGGACACTGGACGTCGACGACATCGACACCAACGGCGCGCCCGCGGTGACCATGGATGTCGGCATCCTCAACGCCGGTAAGACTGCCGTGAGCACCGCGGCGGCCGACGGCGGCGCCAAGTGGGCCACCGCTCTGACCACCGGCCAGGCCGGCGGCGTGGCGCGGATGTCCAACAGCGCGCCGACCCGAGTGACGCCTTCGTCCAACACCCGCCGGACCATCGGCATCGTGTTCGCGGCGGCGGCGGCGACCTTCGCGGCCGGCAAGGTGGGCCTGACGGTCTGGTACCGCAACGCAATCTACGGGCAGTAACCGGCCCGGCGCATAAGGCGGGGGCTTCGGCCCCCGTTTTTCTTCCCATCATGGAGTAACCATGCGAATCCACTGCATCCTGCATCGCAAGGGCGGCACCACCGTGTCGCTTGGCCAGGGCAAAGAGGCCCGGCATTACCACTTCAAACCGCTTGATCCCAAGGCCGCGCTTGACGACGAGAAGCACGACCACGTAGCCGAAGTCACGCAGCGCGAGGACATTGCCGCCTTCCTGCGCGTGCCCGAGGCCTACACGATCCACCCCAGCGAGGGCGCTCCTGCCACAAAGGCCGAGGCCAAGGCCGAAACTGCGCCGGACGGCAAAGGCGGCAAGCAGGGGGGCGATGCGAACCCGGACGCCGGCGAGGACACCACCGGCAGGCCGGACGATCCGAACGACCCCTACGCGGCGCTGAGCCGTGAAGACCTGGTGCTGCTGTACACCGAAAAGGTGGGCAACGCGCCGGCCAAGACCATGAAGACGGAAAACATGGTCAAGAAGCTCAAAGAGCTGGACGAGCAGGAGTAGGGCTGAGTCATGGCGATCACGATGCAGAACATCGTTGACCGGGCGAGGGTGCCCCTCAACGACGCGGACAAGGTACGGTTCCCCGACTCCGCGCTGCTCGTGTTCGCCAACGACGCCATCTACACCCTGCGGAACAAGCGGCCTGACCTGTTCATTGGACGCTTCGCCAGTCTGCCGGCGGAACTGCTGATCGGCGCCGATTTCCCCCTGGGCGCTGAGTATGCCCCAGCTGTGCAGGACTACATCACGGCGCGGGGCGAGACCACGAGCACGGAAGCCGAGTTTGAGCAGCGCGCCGCTCTGTTCTTCAACCTCGCGGCGGGGCTGACGTGACGCAGAAAACTTGGTCCGACTGGTTTGACGCCGTGCTGCCCGAGTGCCCCGGCGTGTCGCAGGAAATGGCGACCTACCACATCAAGCAGGCCGCCATCGACTTCTTCCGCAAGTCCAAGGCCTGGGTGGTGGATCAGGGACCGATGAGCGTGTCGGGCGGGTCTAACACCTACGATTGGGAGCCGCCGACCGAAACCGAAGTGGAACGCCCGCTCAAGGTGTGGTTTAACAAAAGCGCCATCACCGGCAAGTCGCGGAACTGGCTGAGTGCCAAGTATGGCGACTTCATGCAGGCCGAGGGTATCCCCGAGCACTACTGCCAGGACACGCAGGATCAGATCATCCTTGTGCCGGGCCCCAACAGCACGGCGCCGGCCGCCTTGACCGCCAAGATCGCCGTGCGTCCCACGCAGGCCGCTGCCGGCATTGATCCGGTCTACTTCGGGCGGTACTTCGATGCCATCGCCTCGGGGGCCAAGGCGCGCCTGATGCGGATGGGCAAAAAGCCGTGGTCGGACCCCGCGCTGTCCACGTTCTACCAAGCGGAGTTCGACTCCGCCGTCGACAAGGCGCTGCTCGAATCCTCGCGCGGCTTGGGTGAAGGCGGTGGGCTGCGCGTGCGCGCGCAATTCATGTAGGAGAGGGCCGTGACCAGCACAGTTAACGTAACCGTCACCCTGAAGGACAGCAACGACGCCGCTATCGTGGGCGCCACTGTGATGGCGGAACTGGTCGGCCTAGACGTGTACAACAACACCTACTACGCCTCGGGCATGACCTCGGGCCGGGCCACGGCCATCACGGACGCCAGCGGCCAGGCCGTGCTGGCGCTGTTCCCCAACAGCTTGGGCACGCGCAACAGCCACTACCGCTTCACGGCCGTGCATCCGACCACGGGCAAGAAGCTGCTGGACACCACGGGCTACGTGCCGAACGCGGACTGCAGCCTGGCGCAAATCGACAGCATGCCGGCCTCCAGTGAGCAGTATCAGGTTGGAAGCCAGCCCTATAGCCCGGTCCTGACCTCGTGGGCGTCCTTCGTGGGCGCGGCCAACAAGGTCGTGATCAGCACGGGCCCGGCCAGCTTCGGCCTGGCGGACCTGACGGCCTTCGGGCGTAGCGTGATCGCGGTGGCCACCGCGGCGGCGGCCATTGCGCTCTTCGCGGCCACCACGCCGACCTTTGCGGGCATGACGCTTAATGCCAATGCCGCCGCGTTGCCGGCCCCGCCGACCGGGACGGTAATGCAAATTGGCGGCGCCAATAACACCAACACGAACGCCGCGCTGTATAGCTTTGGCAATAATGGCGGCGGTGCCGGGGTGTCGCTCACTCTGTACCGCTCTCAGGGCACCGCCGCAGCGCCCACAGTCCCGACAAATACGACCGGCATCGGCAATGTGTTCGCCGGCAGCTACGACGGCGCGGCCTGGCAGCTCGGCGCATGGATTCAGTTCCGGGCAACGGAGACCTGGAGCGGGACCGCTCGCGGCACGGCGGTGGCCATTGGCACCACGGCCAATGGCACGACGGCGCTGCGGGACGTGGCTACCTTTGGCCAGGATGGCATGCTCGACATGACCGTGGCCAGCGTGCGGGTTCCGAACAACGTAGCCTTCCGCGCCTACGACTCGGGCGCCGTGTCGCGTGACATTCTCAAGCTCGATTCAAGCAACAACCTGCTCATCGGCCCGGCAGCGGGTGGCATCACGAGCGTGCAGCTCCAATTCGCGGGCACTACCTACCTGAAGTTGGGCACGGGCGGTCGGATAACGATCAACGGGGCCACGGATGACGGTTCGAGCGCGCTTCAGGCGGCCGGCGCGTTTAGGTCGGCGCTTGGAGCGACCGGCGTTGGGCAATTCTTCTCGGGCACGGGCAGCAACCTCCAGTTGTATTACCCGAACGTGGCGGGCAATACCTATATCTACAACTCTGGCGGTGGGATTGTTCTCCGGAATGCGCTCAATACGGCCGATGTCCTGAACAGCCAGGACAGCGGCGTGACCGTCAGGGGAACGCACACCGTCACCGACGGCACCACGTTCACCGCGAACATCACCTCTGGCGGCGCGAGCGCAGTCAACATCGGCGGCACAGCGGGTACTCTCGTCACGAACATCAAGGCCAGCGGCGCCGTCATCGGCAGCTTCTCCACCACCGGCTTTTCGGTGAATGGTGGCATGTCCGCGTCAACTTCTGGTGAGGCCGGCATCACCGTCACGTCTACGGGCGCGGCAACAGGCGCCGAGTTCGTCGCGCAAAGCGGCAACGGCACAACCTCCGCGCGCTACGCCTATTTGCGCTCTATTTCCCTGGAAACCTCCTCGCAGTCGTGGGCGGCCGGCATGTTCGGCAGCCAAAGCTGGCAGGTTCGAGACGAAACAGGCTCCCGCACGCCGCTCGCGATTGTACCCAACGCCGGGCGGGTGCTCATCAACAATGCGACTGACGACGGCAGCAGCAGCCTTCAGGTAAACGGCATCGGCTCCGTCAGCGGAAACCTACTGTTGGGTAGTAACGTCATCATGACGAACGCTGGTGCCACCATGTACCTCGGCACCGCGGCCGGAACGGGTGCCATCGCAAACGA